GCGGCCGCCCCTGCCCCGGCTGCGAACTCCCCCTCTGCGTCGATTCACTCCCGAAACCTACCCACAGAAAAGACTTATGGCCAGACCGAAGAGCGCAGATCCGGCAAACAGCCGCGAACAGAAGCGTCTGGCGGACGTCGAGCGGTCCCGCGAACGCACCCGAAAAGGCTCCGACATCGGCGAAATCCCGCCGGTCGTGAACCGCGAACGCCGCGACGCGTGCGGCAAAAGCCTCCTGCTGTTCCTCACGACCTACTTCCCCTACAGCACCGGCCTCTCGCCGTTCTCCGACGACCACAAACGCGTGATCGGCCGCATCGAGGACTGCTCGACTCGCGGCGGCCGGTTCGTCAATGCGGTCTACCGCGGCTTCGCGAAGTCGACCATCAGCGAGCTCGCCCTCCTCTGGGCCGTGCTCTACGGCCACCGCTCCTTCGGCGCCATCTTCGCCGCCGAGAGCGACCTCGCAGCGAAAGCGATCAACTCCATCCGCACAGAGTTGAGTGACAACGACCTGCTCTACGAAGACTTCCCCGAAGTGTGCCACGCCGTGCGTGCCCTAGAGGGCAAGGCCCAGCGGTGCAACTCGCAGACGCACGCCGGCAAGCGAACGCACATCCAGTGGAAGAAAGACACACTCGTTCTCCCGACCATTGACGGCTCGCCGTCGAGCGGTGCGATCATCATGAGCCGCGGCCTCACCGGCTCGATCCTCGGCCTCCGCTGGAAGACGCCCGACGGCCGGCAGCTGCGGCCCGACGTCTGCATCGTGGACGACCCGCAGACCCGCGACAGTGCCCGCAGCCCGGTGCAGTGCCAGGCCCGGATGGAGATCCTGCTCAAGAGCGTGATGAAGCTCTCCGGCCACACGACGAGCATGGCGTGCGTGGTCAACGCCACCGTGATCGAGCACGGTGACATGGTCGACCAGCTGCTCGACGCCGGCAAGCATCCTGCGTGGCAGGGTGAACGGATCCCGATGGTAAGGAAGTGGGCCGACCGGCACGAAGACATGTGGCTCGAGCAGTACGCAACGCTCAGGCGGACGTTCGCGAAAGACATCGTCGGCGACCAGGCCCGCGCCCACCGCGAGGCCAACGACTTCTACCTCGCAAACCGTGCCGCGATGGACGCCGGCTGTCAGGTGTCGTGGGAAAGCTGCTTCGACCCGGAGCGAGAGAACTCAGCGATCCAGCATGCCTACAACGCCTACCTCGCCGACGGCCCGGCCGTCTTCGCGTCGGAGTTTCAGCAGGAACCGATCCGCAACGAGGCCGACGCCTCCGGCATCTCCGCGGAGGAGGTGCGTGGCCGGGCGATCCACGTGCCGCGGTGGCTGGTGCCACGCGGGCTCGACACGCTCACGGCCTTCGTGGACGTCCAGAAGGAGCTCCTCTACTGGGCGGTCGTGGCGTGGGGCCACCAGTTTCGCGGGCACGTCGTGGCCTACGGCACCTACCCGGACCAGGGACGAAGCTACTTCACCCTCCGCGACGCCAAGAAGACGCTCTCGCGTTCCCACGGCAACAACGTCGAGGCGGCGATCCACGCGGGCCTGGAGGCCGTGGCCGCCGAGCTCCTTGACCGGGAGTTCGCCCGCGAGAACGACGACGCCGTGCTCCGCATCGGGCAGATGTTTATCGACGCCAACTGGGCACAGACGCAGGGCGTGATCAGGGACTTCGCACGCCGCTCGAGCTACGGCCCGCGGATTCTGCCGACGCACGGCCGTTACGTTGGTGCGAGCGGCCAGACGATCAGTGACAAAAAGCCAGACAAGGGCGAGCGGGTCGGGGCCAACTGGCGGACGAGCACCATCGGCCGGCAGCGGCACGTGCTCTTCGACACGAACTCATGGAAGACGTTCCTGGTGGCCCGCATGAAACTGCCGGTCGGCGATCCGCAGGCGTTCACGATTCACGACGGCGTGGTGCACGACATGCTCGCCGACCAGCTGGCCAGCGAGGTGCCGGTGCGAGTCGAGTCGAAGATGCGGCAATGCGACGAGTGGAAGCTGGTTCCGGGCCGCGACAACCATTTGCTCGACTGCGTCGTCGGGGCCGCCGTGGCGGCCTCATACGCGGGGATCTCGGCCGTCGGGGCCGAGGCCAAGCCTGCCGCACCGCGGAAGGTGATCACGCGGGAGGATCTCGCGGCCCGCCGGGCGGCGTTGCTTGCGAAGATGGGCAGGTAGCTCTGCTATTTGGCCGGTGCCGATCGCGTGGCAGTCTGCTGGTGGTTCGTTTCCCTCCAGAAGAAAGGCATCCACATGCGTTTTCTCTTTGCTCTCATGCTTTTGGCGATCGCGTCGTCTGCCGTGGCCGACACGAACGTCTACGCTCGTCGCGTCACCATCTCGTCGGCCCAGGCCGACGCGGATTCGATGGCTAGAAGCGGCATCCTGCGCCACTGCGGCACCGCCGGGGGCCTTAGGGAAGGGGTAGGATTCTCGACGGCAGGTCCAGACCAGGCGTTCGCCAACTGTTGTTTTTTTCAGGATGCCCAGCGTGGCCGCTACCGCATCGTCGAACGCGGCGTCGCGTACTCTCCGACGCGTCGCGGCTGGTTCGCCGTGATTCGCTACGGCAACTAGCCGATCGCTGCCCGGCGTGGCTGGCAGCGGACCGATAAACCGTGTCGCCGACCCACGCCGGGCAGCTTCTTTCAAGGTGAACCATGCCACACGTGATCCTCAGATTCCGTTTGCCAGACGAGCAGACCGAGTTCGACGCCGCCCGCCAGGGCAGCGAGGCGAAGGCGGTCTTGTGGGACATAGACCAATACTGCCGTGGCGTGCTCAAGCACGGCTCGCCGTCAGACGAGACGGTGCGGCACCTTGAGCACATCCGCACGTCGATCCGCGAAACGCCGGGGCTGGTGGAATGATTCCAGATTCCAGAACGCGAGACATCTGCGAGCGGCTGCGTAGATGGTGCCACGCCGTAGATGCAGAGTCTGCGCAGGATTTGATGGACGAGGCTGCCAACGAGATTAATAGGCTGCGGATCAGAGGGTACGAGCGCGAGGCTGTGGCGTACTTCTCGGATTACGGAGAAACGCCCGGTGAAGCAACGCGCGCCGTCACGCTCCGCTCACTGCTGGAGCGTCTCTCCAACGGCCGCGAAACGCCGGAATAACACCTGAACAATGGTACACTCAGTGATAGCGGGAATTCCCGCGTCACAGAGGTGCAAATGGCCGCCGCCGACGACGTTCTCGACGCTCTCGCCGCGAATCTCGCGCAGCCGAAGCGTGCACGTACCGACGCCGGTGAGGTCGAGCAGCACGAGCTCGACAAGCAGCTGGAGGCTGCGAAGTGGGTGATGCAGCAGCGGGCTGCAGTCACCGCAGGCAGCCCGTTCGCAATGATGCGGCGGGCAGTCATCACCTCCCCCGGGGCGAGCTCCTGATGGCCAAACGCGCCGCCCAGAAGCCGACGCGATCACCCCGCCCCACCCTCAAGCAGACGGTGGCCGAGCAGAAGGCCGTCATCAGCAAGCTGGTGAGGGCACGGTATGACGCGGCCCAGACCACCGAGCACAATCGCAACCACTGGTCGATGGCGGATTACTATTCCGCCGATGCGGCCCTGGCTCCAGAGGTCCGCCGGAAGATGCGAGCGAGGGCTCGCTATGAACGCGACAACAACGCGTATCTCGCTGGCATGGCCAGCACGCTGGCATCCGACCTCATCGGCACCGGCCCGCGTCTGCAGCTTGACTGTGGACGCGACGCGGATGCTGCGAGCGTTCGCCGCGTCGAGGATGCGGTGTTTGAGTGGTTTCTGGCGATCGACATGGCCCGCAAGCTGCGGCTGGCGAAGCTCGCGAAGGTAACCGACGGCGAGGTGTTTGCCGTCGAGACGACCAACCGACGGCTCCGCGGCGTGCAGCTGGACGTGAAGCTCATCGAGGCCGACCAGGTGACGAGCCCGGCGCCGGAGCTTCATGCGTCGAGCGTCGATGGGCTGCGGTTTGATGAAGACGGCAACGTGTCGGAATACTACGTGCTCAAGCACCATCCAGGGGCGACCCTGTCGGGCTGGGTTGGCGACGGCCGCTGGTACTCGGCCGACAACGTGCTGCACTGGTTCCATGCGTTCCGCCCCGGCCAGCACCGCGGCGTTGGCGAGGTGGTGCCGGCCCTTGAGCTCTTCGCCATGCTCCGGCGTTACACGCTCGCAGTGGTGACGGCGGCCGAGACGGCCGCTGACTTCGCCGCGATCATCAAGACGAACCTGCCGGCCGACGGCATCGCCACGGCCCAGCCGGCGTGGGAAACAATGCCGCTGATGCGTGGCATGGCCACAAGCATCCCCGACGGCTGGGATGCGTTGCAGATGAAACCAGAACAGCCGACGAGCACCTACTCGGAGTTTGTCCGCCGTCTGATCAACGAGATCGCCCGCACGCTGAACATGCCGTACATCGTGGCCGCGATGGACTCGTCCGCCGCAAATTACTCAAGCATGCGGGGCGACTACCTCGTCTACCGCAAGCATCTGCAGTGCGAGCGGGTTGACCTAGAGCGGGTGATGCTCGACCCGCTCGTCGGGAAGTGGCTCGACGAGGCCGCCCTCGTCCCGGGCCTCATCCCAGACGGTCTGCCTCCGATGGCCGAATGGACGTGGCAGTGGACGTGGGACGGCTTTGAGCACGTCGATCCCAAGAAGGAAGCCGATGCGATGGAGACGCGTCTCCGGACGCACACCACGACGCTGGCAGCCGAATACCAGCGGCTCGGTCGTGACTGGAGACAGGAACTCGCCCAGCGTGCCGAAGAGGTCACCCTGATGAAGGAGCTCGGCCTCTTCGTCGACATGACTCCAGAGGTGAACTACGGCGGCGAGCAGGATCCCAACGCAGCGGCTGCGGCCGCGCGACTCGCCAAGCTCGAACGACAAGTGAACGAGCTCCAAGACGAAGCGGAGGACCAATGTGGGACTTCGAGGACTGGGACGACGACGACATCGATGGACTGATTGAATTCCTATGAAAAGAATCACCACCGACGCACAGTTTTCTGTCTCGACTCCGGCCGTCGCGGCCGACGGCACGATCGCCGGCGGCCTGCCGCGGTTTGAGCTCGTCGGCTACACCGGCCGGGCGATCCGGCAGTCGTGGAGCCGCAACCCCCTGGTCGTCGACCTGGCGGGGATGGACACGAGCGGCAATGTGGCCGTCATGTACGGGCACGATTACTCGCTCGAGGCGGCTATCGGCCAGGCCGACCGAAAGGACAACTCCGGGCAGGACCTGGTCGTCGCCGGCGACGTTATCGGCGACGGCCCGCTGGTCGAGAAGGTGCTCGGCTATGCCCGCCGGGGCTGGAAGTTCCAGGCGTCGATCGGTGCGGACGTCAACCGCATCGAGAACATCGCGCCCGGCGAAATGGTCACCGTAAACGGCCGGGAGTTCACCGGCCCGATCTCCGTGGTGCGTGCGAGCACCCTGCGAGAAGTTTCCGTAGTTCTGTTCGGAGCGGACGCCGCAACGTCCGCCGCTATCGCCGCGGAGGCGACTGGGGATGAGCTCATGGCGGACCACGCCAACGAAACGCCCGACGTCGACCAGAAGGTCGCCGCGGAAGCCACGGCGAGCGTCGCCGTGGGCACCGAGAACGCGACCGTGACGGCCGAAAAGCCGGAGGTGTCCGTGGACGAAATCAAGAAGACTCTGATGGCCGAGCTCAAGGCCGAGCTCCTCGCCGACATTCGGGCCTCCCGCCCGGCTGCCCCGGCGATTCACGTCGTGGCGAAGCCCGCCAACGACGCGAAGGTGGTGGAGGCCGCCCTCTGCATGGCCGGCGGCCTGACCGACGTCGAGAAGAAGTATGACGAGCGCACCCTCGAGGCCGCCCACGCCCGGCGTGGCGAGGCGTCGCTTTCGCAGGTGGTGCTCGCTGCTGCCCGTGCCAACGGGTACGCGGAGGCCGGCCACCGGATCTCCGAGAGCAACTGCCGTCAGGTGCTGCGTGCCGCGTTCGCGACGCACAACGTCGGGACGATCCTCTCGGCGACCTATGGCAAGTTCCTCCTCGACGGTTTCACGGCTGTCGAGCAGAACTGGGACGCGATCGCCAGCACTCGCAACGTGTCAGACTACAAGTCTGTCACGGGCGTGCGTCTGACGGGTGGCTTCGAGTTCGAGGAAGTGGCCAACGACGGCGAGCTCCGTAGTGCGGATGCCGGCGAGGAAAGCCGCACCATCAAGGCCAAGCTGTACGGCCGACTTTCGAGCATCTCGATGGTCGACCTCGTGAACGACGATCTGGGTGCTCTCACTCAGGTGAGCTCGCGGCTCGGCTACGGTGCGGCTATCGGCCTCAACAAGGCTTTCTGGACGGAGTTTGAGGCGTCGAACGCTTCCTACTTCGCGAAGGAGGCTGCGGCTGCTGGCAATGCGTTCTCGCTGACTTCACTGCGGACGGCGGCCACCGGCTTCCGGAAGCTGAAGAACGCGGACGGCAACCCGCTGGGCGTTCCGCCCAGCGTGCTGCTGGTGCCCGCCGAGCTTGAGATCCCGGCTTCCGAGGTCATGTCCTCAAGCCTGCTGATCACCGGCTCCGACACGGTTCGCGGCAACGCGAACGTGCTCGCCGGCCGGTATCGCGTCGTGAGCTCGTCCTATCTGTCGAGCGCCACCACGTGGTGGCTCGCGGCGGATCCCCGGGCGATCCCTGCGATGGAGGTCGCTTTCCTCAACGGTCAGCGGCAGCCGATGGTGGAGTCGGCCGACGCCGATTTCAACACCCTCGGCATCATGGTCCGCGGCCACTGGTCGTGGGGCGTGGCCAAGGCCGAGAAGAACGGCTGCTACCGGATGGCGACGGCCTGATCGATGCAAAACGTGGCCGGTCGGCGGCGTGCCCAAGCGCCGCCGGCCGGCATGACGATCCAAACAGTTTCCATTTTTAAGAAAGAGGTGATCCAGTGGCATTCGAGTACGAAGGTGACAGGCTCCGCTACACGCCCACCACGGGCGTGGCGGCGGGCGAAGCGGTGGTGGTTGGTTCGATCGTCGGCGTGGCCTCGCGGCCCATCGCAGCGAACGAGCTCGGCAATCTGAACGTCGAGGGCATCTTTTCGATCCCGAAGCCGACCGGCGCCGGGACCGATTACGCCCAAGGCAGCAAGGTTTCGCTCTTCAACGGCCAGGCCGTCACCGGTGCCACCGGCACCGCGATGGGCTACGTGGCTGCGAAGCCTGCGACGACCGACAACACGGTGCACGTGCTGCTCGTTCCAGGTGCCTGACGCAGTTCGCTCTAGGGGCCGTGCGGCCAGGCAATCGTGCCGGCCGCACGGCCTCGGTGGCTCTATTTGGAGTTCGACCTTTCACTGGTAACACGCAGTCATGCAGGACCTCATCTCGCAGGGCGCAGCGTGGTTCCGGTCGCAGGCCGATCGCCATTTGTCGGTGCAGGTCGAGTACAAGGCTCTCGGCTCGCTCGTTCCGAAAGCCATGCCAGCGATGGTTGGCATGACCAGGCACGAGTCGATGGATCAGTCCGGGTCTATCACTCGCATTGAGAGCCGGGATTTTTTCATCTCGACTGACTACTTATCGGCCGCCCCCAAGAAGGGCGACCGCGTGATCGACGCCGACGGCACTGCATACGAAGTGTTCTCGCCGTTCAGTAGCAACGCGTGGGTGTGGGCAGACCGTCAGCAGAAGATCCGCAAGATTCACACGCAGCTGGTGCCCTGATGCCCTACTTCAGCATTCAATCGCCGACAAGCGGCAACGCGACGCAGCTGCAGGGCCGCACAGTGTCGGCCACCGGCCCGACGGGCGGCCAGGTGCTGACTTGGGACGGATCTAGCTGGGTGCCTCTTGCCGGCACCACGGGACCGACTGGCGCCGCCGGCGTTGATGGGCGGTTCATCTACAGCGGATCGACAGGCCCGTCATCCGGCCTCGGTCGCAGCGGCGACTACTACATCGACTCCAACTCGGGTGTGCTCTATGGCCCGAAGGCAAACAACGCGTGGGGATCGGGCCTGCAACTCCAGACTGGCCAACAGGGGCCGACAGGGCCATCCGGCCTCGGGTTTACTGGGCCAACTGGCGCCGGCGGGACAGGGCCGACAGGTGATCGCGGGCCGACGGGAGCAAGCGTTACGGGGCCGACGGGCTCGCCTTCGAATGTGACAGGGCCGACGGGCAGCACGGGGCCGATCGTGACCGGGCCAACTGGTAGCACCGGCCCAACTGGCGCCACCGGGCCTGCCAACTCAATATCAATCGGGACGGTGAGCGCGGGAGCGATCGCGAGCGCGAGCCTTAGCGGTTCTCCTGGTGCGCAACTACTGTCACTGTCGCTGCCGCTTGGTCCTGCGGGCAGCACCGGGCCAACTGGTGCCGTCGGAAGCACGCCGAGCATCGGCATCGGAAATGTTGGCACAGGACCTGCCGACGCCAGCGTGACGCAGATCTCAGGCGGCGTGCTGCTGAACTTCTCGTTTCCGCAGGGGCCGACTGGTGCAGCGTCGACAATCACCGGCCCAACTGGGCCGTCAGGCGTTGGTCCTACTGGGCCAACAGGCGAGGCATCAAGTGTGACCGGTCCTACGGGGCCGTCTGGAGTTGGTCCGACTGGACCGGCAGGCTCCGCGTCTATCGTTACGGGGCCAACTGGAAGTGCCGGTCCTACGGGTGCCAGCATTACGGGGCCAACGGGAGCAACATCGACAGAGCCTGGTCCAACAGGTCCCACCGGCGTTGGCATTACGGGGCCAACTGGTGCTGCATCGACCGTTACTGGACCCACCGGGCCAAGCGGAAGCAGTTTTGAATTGCAAGTTGCCTCATCGACCGTTCTCGGCGGCATCAAGGTCGGCTCGGGCCTGACGATCACCGACGGCGTGCTCGCTGCCACTGGCGGCGGCTCGGGCGGCTCTGGCTCGCTATCGGGCAGCGTGACGATTCCGGCGAGCGACCCGTTTATGGATAGCGTAGCCCTGCTCCTGCACATGGACGGCAGCGGCAGCACGTTCGTCGATTCGTCGCCGTCGCCGAAGACGATCACAGCCGTCGGCAACGCCACGCAGTCAACGGCTCAGTCGAAGTGGGGAGGCAAGTCGGCAGCCTTCGAGGGCACCGGCGATGCACTGACGGCCAACATGCCAGCAATTGGCACTGGCGACTTTGCTATAGAGATGTGGGTGTATTTGGTTTCCAACACAGACGCATACAACGGCTTGTACGACGGACGTTCTGGGGACGTTACCGCCCATCCGGTCCTCTATATCGGCAGTGGCGTGCTGTACTATT